CCGGTCATCCAGCTTCGCTTCGATGAGGTTGAGGCCGATGATGTAATTGCGTATGCTACAGGTATGGAGCAGTTTGATGGCTGGGAGAAGGTGATAGTGTCCAGTGATAAGGATTTCCTTCAGTTATGTGACGGGGAGACCGTCCTCTTTCGACCCATCCAGAAGAAGGTTCATACTCAAGTTAACATCGTCGAGGATTTTGATATTCATCCACGCAACTTTGCAATGGCTCGCGCCATCGCTGGCGACCCCTCGGACAACCTAGCTGGCGTACCCCGCGCCGGCCTCAAAAGTATTGCAAAAAACTTCACTTTTCTTAGAGAGGATAAGGACGCAACATTACAGGAGATTTTCGATTGTTGCCTTCAAACCGAGTCTAAAGCCAAGTTTTTCACGAACGTTTTAGAGTATAGAGATGTAATTATAGAGAACTATAAACTCATGCAACTCTATGATCCGGCCCTCTCTTTGCAGTGTCGGGATAAGACACACTATGCCCTCGATAACTTTGAATACGATTACAATAAGACGGAGATTATCCGCATGATGAACCAAGACGGCTTCGGCGTATTCAACTGGGACGATCTTCATGCAACAATGAATCGCATTTGCCTTGACAAAGCCCTGCAGAAGTAGTATTATAAGGCAATGGGGACAGCAATGAAAATAAACGGCGAGCCAATGAGCTTCTCTAAGTACGGGAAGTCATTTCAAGAAAAGCTATGCATGGTCATACTTGACGATCGCACTTTTGCTGATCAGATTGAGGAGGTACTAGATGTAAACTTTTTGGAGTTGAATTATCTCAAGTGCTTCTTAAATAAGGTATTTGATTATCGCAAGAAGTACGAGGTTCATCCTTCCCGAGATATTATGAAGACCATTCTTAGGTCTGAGTTGGAGAACGAGAATGAACTGACTTCTAAGCAAGTCCGCGAGTACTATGTGCGGAGTCAGGTCACTGCTGTGACGGACATAGAATATATCAAGGACACCGCCCTCGATTTCTGTAAAAAGCAGAACCTTAAGTCGGCCATGGTGAAGTCTATTGGCCTACTTCAGAACTCATCCTTCGACGAAATATCCCAGGTCATCAACGATTCCCTTAAGCTAGGGATGGACAACGACGAGGGCTATGATTATAAGAAGGATTTCGAAGAGAGATTTAAACCCCGCTTTCGCAACCCGGTAAGCACTGGGTGGGAACTCATCGATGACGTTTGTAAGGGCGGTCTAGGACAAAAAGAGTTGGGCGTTGTTATTGCCCCCACGGGTGCTGGCAAGTCTATGGCTTTGGTACACTTAGGTGTCCAGGCTCTCCGTGAAGGCAAGACGGTGGTACACTACACCCTAGAACTACAGGACACAGTTGTTGCCTCACGGTATGACTCCTGTCTTACTAAAATTCCACTTCAAAGCCTTACGTCCTTCAAGGAACAAATTTACGAAGAGGTTCAAGATATCGCCGGCCGCTTAATCGTGAAGGAATATCCCACCAAGACGGCGAGCACTCAAACTATTCGGAATCATTTAGAAAAGCTACGAATGCGTAGTATAGATGTGGATATGATCATTGTAGACTATGGAGATTTACTTCGTCCTGTTCGCTATCTAAAAGAGAAAAGGAACGAACTCGAATCTATTTATGAAGAGCTGCGCGGTATTGCAGCAGAACATGAGGCGCCAGTGTGGACAGCATCACAGACTAATAGGTCTGGACTTAACGCAGAAGTCATTACAATGGAATCCATTTCTGAAGCATTCAACAAATGTTTCATCGCGGATTTTATCTTTACTATTTCACGTACAATTGACGACAAGGTAGCCAACTCGGGCAGACTTTTTATTGCGAAGAATCGTAACGGCCCTGACGGCTTAGTATTTCCTTTATTTATGGATACAGCTAATGTATGCATTAAGGTGCTCGAGCCCTCCGAAGAAGACGAAGTAGTGGAGGTGAGTGTCAAAAAGCAAAAAGAGAATTTAGTTGAGAAGTATAAGAAGTTTAAAAAGAATAATGGAGGGTGAGAATGTACAGTCATGACCAAGTTAAGGAAGCCACGTTAGAGTATTTTAAGGGTGACGAGCTAGCAACCAACGTCTTTATGACGAAATACTGTTTGCGAGATAAAAAGGGCAACTTCGTGGAGCAAACCCCGGATGATATGCACAAACGTCTAGCTACAGAGTTCGCCCGCATGGAAGACAAGTTTGGTGAGGAGGGCAAGCACCTCACAGAAACTGAGATATATTCTTATCTTAAGGACTTCAAATACATCGTGCCCCAGGGCTCCCCCATGATGGGAATAGGAAATGATTATGTTAATGTATCTTTATCCAACTGTGTGGTCGTCGACAATCCACAGGATAATGTTTCGTCCATTATGGACGCTGGCAAAGACCTTGCTAACTTGTTTAAACGTCGTTGTGGCGTTGGGCTTGATATTTCTGATCTGCGTCCCGCGGGTGCTCCCGTTAACAACTCTGCTCGGACTACTACTGGGGCTTGGAGTTTTGCTGACTTCTATTCATATGTATGTAGGATGATTGGACAGAACGGGAGGCGCGGCGCCCTGATGATCTCAATGGATATCCGTCACCCTGACATCGAAGAGTTTGTAAAAATGAAGCACAACCTTGCTAAGGTAACGGGCGCCAATATTTCAGTAAAGATCAGTGACAGCTTTATGGAAGCAGTGGAGAACAATGAGCCTTTTACTTTACAGTTTCCCGTGGATTCTGAAGAGCCGGAGTACGCTGCGGACATCAATGCGACCACACTATGGAACTCAATCATTACCTCTGCAGCTAAGACGGCCGAACCGGGCCTTCTTATGTGGGACAATATCATAAGGAACCTACCAGCCCAGAGCTACCCGGACTTCAAGACTAAAACTACCAACCCTTGTGGGGAGATCCCCCTCTCAGCCTACGACTCATGTAGACTGATATCTCTCAATCTAAAAAGCCTCGTCAAAAATTCTTTTGAAAAAAATGCAGACTTTGACTTTAATAAGTTGAAACAGATTGCTGCCATTGGAATGCGAATGTCCGACGATCTGGTGGAACTCGAACTCGAAAAGCTGCAAAACATCCACCGCGCTGCGGATACTGATGATGAAAAGGTGCTATGGAATAAGTTATATGCGGCAGCTTCGAATGGTCGCCGCACTGGCTTAGGCACCCACGGCCTGGCTGATGCAGTCGCCTGCCTAAATTTAGCATACGATAGCCCCGAAGCCCTGGTGATCATTGAGAAAATCTATCGCACCTTACGAGACGCAGCCTATGAAGAGAGTGTCTACCTAGCCCAAGAGCGAGGCGCTTTTCCAGCCTTTGACTGGAGCGTTGAGGAAAACAACGAGTTTATTCAACGACTGCCCGAGAAACTTAAGAAGTTAATAGCCCAACACGGCCGTCGCAACATTTCAATTTTGACAAACGCGCCCACTGGCTCGGTGTCCATTATGTCACAGACCTCCTCCGGGCTCGAGCCAGTATTTAGAAACTCTTACATGCGTCGCCGCAAGCTTTCACACGATGAACAACACCTCGATGCTGATCACATCGATGATCTAGGAGATAGGTGGCTTGAATATAAAGTGTTTCATCATAATGCCCAGGCATGGCTGGACTGGCAACCCTTTGAAGACCCCGGTCACCTCCCGGCTTTCTTCGTGGAGTCGGATACTATCGACTGGCAAAAGCGAATTGCAGTCCAGTCTGTCATTCAACAAAGTATCGATCATAGTATCAGCTCTACCATCAATCTCCCCAAAGGAACTGAACCTAAGTTAGTGGGCGAACTCTATATGGAAGGATGGCGTCAGGGACTCAAGGGAATTACAGTTTATGTGGAGGGCTCTCGGTCTGGTGTGTTGGTAAGCGATGCTCCAAAAGATAAGGAGTTCCCCCAAAACACCGCCCCGAAGCGCCCCCAAGAGCTGCCTTGCAACATTCACCACACGACCATCCAAGGCGAAAAGTGGGTGGTTATGGTAGGGCTAATGGATGACCGGCCCTACGAGGTTATGGGAGGGTTAGCACAGTATATTGAAATCCCCCGCGACAAAGCAGTCGGGACCTTAGTCAAACACCCCCGTAAAACAATGAATTCCATTTATGATTTACACATTGGTACAAATGGGGACACAGTTATAGTGAAGGACTTGGTAAAGGTTTTTGATAACCCCAACCAGAGTGGGTTCACTCGGATGATCTCACTAGGATTGCGTCATGGAGCTAACATTCAGTATGTGGTGGAACAACTACAAAAGGACCGCGACTCGGACATGTTCAGCTTCGCTAAATGTATCGCCCGCATCCTAAAGAACTATATTCCAGACGGACAGACGGCCACCGAAAAGACTTGTGGCGAGTGTGCGACCGAAGGATTAGTATACGTGGAGGGCTGCGTGACTTGTAAGAACTGCGGCTTTGCAAAGTGCGGATAGTTATATAAAATGTTAACCTTTACTGACGCCGC